GGCCACTGAAATTGGCGCGGGAGCAGTTGCTTCCATCGCCAAAATCTTTGGTTACTCGAGTCCGACCAATCTCGACTATAGCATCATGGTACCAACCCCGCGACCTTCAATGGCAGTGGTGGACACTAAATATCCCACAAACAAATTGACCGTGGACAGTAAGCAGGAAATCACATTAGATCCTGCAACCACAGGCATTGAAGCACGCGATGAATTGCCGATTGCATCGATTGCCGGTAGAGAATCTTATTTTGAGAGTTTCGACTGGCTACAATCAGATGGCCGCGACACACCTTTGTACCAAATTAGGGTGGACCCACAGCTAGTGCGCACCAATGGAGCTGAGACTCATTTACCAGCTTGCGCCGCTGCGGTTTTACCGTTCGAGTATTGGAGGGGAACGATGAGATTTCGTTTTCAAATTGTTTCCTCAAATTACCACAAAGGGAGAATTCGCATAGTCTACGATCCTAATGGTGGAAGTACTAATCCTGAGTTCAACACCCATTATACGACGATCCATGATATTTCAATGGAAAAGGACTTTACAGTCGATATTGGATGGGCTCAAGCGGACCCGTACCGTAAACCAATCGGACGAACTGCAGTGTCTTCAACAACCAGTCGCACCATTACCCTCGATAAGATTGAGAACAGAGGAAATGGAGTGCTCAGTGTGCACGTTCTTAATGAATTGACCGTGCCCGGAACTGTTGTTGCTGACATCCAAGTGAATGTCTTCGTCTCGATGTTGGATGACTTTGAGGTCGCGATGCCTGCCAATGAGATCAGCTCTTGGCGGTTCCGCAACCCGAGTAATCCTGTTAGTGCTCCTGCCATGGCTGTTCCAGAGATGGGATACCCAGAAATGGCACAAGAAGACATGAATGGAGATATGGACTGCTGCGACGATGCCGTTATGGATCCGCCAACTATTGACACAATGGCGGACGCAATCATTGAATCACCCGACACAACAAAACTTTTCTTCGGAGAGGTTGTTGGGTCTTTCCGGCAAATGCTGAAACGAACGTGTTTAGCAGAAATTAATAGGGTAGATGATTTCACGGATACCACGCTGTTTTCGATTAGGAGACGGGCGTTCCCCGAGTATGGGGGACTAATACCCGAATCGAGCCAGACTTTCATAGGCTCAGTTGCGCTCACTTATTCAAATGGCCAGAAGGTGGTACCTGTTTCTACAACGTACATCAATTACGTTTCCAGGATGTTTCTCGGTTGGAGAGGTTCTATCCGCTGGACGTTTGACACTTCTACGTTGAACGTCACTAGCGGCGCGGACCAATTCAATTCAATATCCACCGTGATCTCGCGAACCCAAACTACTCCAAGAACAACAATTTCGAAACAGCTAAGAGAACTTTCTAATGCAATCCAGAATATCAATGTCTCGATGCTTGAGGAAGAGGACGGAATGTTTTTGACAGGGGCATTTGTTGGAAACACAAATGTTAACCCTGTCCATTCGGTAGAAGTCCCTTTTTATTCGAATCGGCGTTTTGCTCTTGTTGAGTATCAACCGAACTTCCAATCAATCGTGGAAGAACCATCATGGCGTTTCAACGCCGTCTTACCCGGATCTGCATCCGATACTGACGTATCATTTGTTCGGATGTTCTGTTCGGCCGGAGAAGACTTTAATCTATTCTTTTATAATGGAATGCCTCCTATCTTTTATGAACCCCAGTTGCCATACGATCCTGGCACCTGAAATGAGGTATCGAACAGAGGACCTGAAGCGGAGGTCTTTAAAAGACGCTCACCCATAGTTTTGGACTCACTTTGGGATGGAGAGCTTTTCTGTAGGCTCCTTGTTTGGATGGCAAACTTTTTGAGACACCAAGTCAAACAAGTGAGTTGAGAGAGAAGCTCTCGGTTGGTTACACTGTATCTTAGGATATAATAGGCATATTACGAATCCAGACTTCGGTCGCTGGAAAATCCGTGTCAACCATAGTGTGAATCGGCGGAGTTGGGCAACTCCGGACCCATAACTGCAACCCAGAACGAACAGGCGGGAGCCCTTGTTCACGGGTGTGTTTTTAAGAACACATTCGTCTGGCATAATTCCTTTGAGGAAGAGTACGTGTTACTTCTTTGGTGTTATGCCAGGGAAGATGTTGGTGCTCTTACTTAATG